AGTCCAGCAACAAGAAAAGGCACAGAAACAAGAGCTCGTAACATAGCCTTAAATGCCTGTATCAAATATTAATCGGAGATTAAAAAATGACTAAAATAGTTAGATACAACGGAAATCTTGCAGCTTTTGCATCTTCGTCAACAGGTACAGAAAGGACAGTTTTCGGTGATACTACGCAATCTAATACACTAGATGATAATATAAATGCCGATTTTCTTACTGGGTGGGAGATCGTAGGCGTAAACGATGCACCATCTAAACAAGATTTCAACGGTTTAGCATACACGATGTCGCAAGTTTTGGCATACCTTCATCAAATGGGAGTTGCCGAGTGGAACACAGCGCAAGAATACCATATTGGATCGGTAACTACTACTGGTAGTGTCGTTTACATGTCTCTGACAAACACAAATACAGGAAATATTCCTTCTACTTCACATACGAATTGGAGACCCATTTCGGAAGTAAGAACAATCGCTACTACTACCGACGCAACTGTTACAGCTATCGCAACTATTCCAGTTCCATTAAATTCCATGATAAATATACAAGCGAGGATTAGTGGAAAGAAATCCGATGGGAGTGAAGTTATCGTTGGATATGTAAAATATGCAGCAAGAAGGGTGGCAGGTGGTGCGATTGAAGTTGGGGCACCCATTACAGATATTATCGATGATTCTGTTGCCAGTCCTGTAGTTGATGCCGATGTTAGTGGAAATAATGTTAGAATTTTAGTAACTGGAATTGTAGCAGTAACATATAGCTGGATATGCTCATATAAATACGATGTCATTGTTTAAATAGTATGTTGACTTTCTGCTTAAAAAGGTTCATATATAGTGTAATGATTTAAAAACATGGAGAAATTATGGCTAATTTTCGACCTTTTCCGTTATTAGATGCACAAGAGCAAATTATTCCGTTGGATTTTACATCAATGGCGATGGTTGCTAGTTATGGTGGCACTACAAATCTAGTCTATGTTGGTTATTCAAAATATGGTACAGACAAAAATGAAGCTGGTTGGCTGATTTTAAAGCATACCTTTGATATTACTGGTAGAATCGTGAGAAGTCGTGCGGTTTTAAACAGTGGTGACAAGCCTTTATTTGAAAATATTTGGCAAGATAACGTAAATGTAAAAACAGTCGCTTCTATAACAAAAGCCGCTTCCGCTGTTATAGAGACAACTACTGATCATGGATGGATAACTGGCGGTAGAATAGAAATAACAGGATGTGATGCTACAGAAGCAAACGGAGATGGTAATGGGTCTGTGATGTTTAAATTGACCGTTCTTACTCCAACAACTGCTACTCTTGTTGATGTGGTTACTGATATTGACGTAGATTCTTCAGGGTGGGCAGCAGCAGCAACAACAGGTTCAGCATTTTTGCGTCTCTATGCTAATTATACTGTAAGCTGATAGCATAAGAGATTTGATTAAATTGATATGCTATCGTACATTCACTATGGTAAATATAAATTAGAATAAAGAGGTATCTTAGATGACACAAACTATTACTACCGCAGGGCATATTGTAGATATAGGAGTTAAAGCTTTTCCTTTTAGGGGTGTCCCTAAATCTACAGATTTCGGTTATAGTGTAGGATCACTCGGATATAATACCCTTACAAACGATTTTTACATTCTACGCAGTGTTGTGCAGTACGTTGCCAGTTGGCAAAAAATTGCTTCTTCTACCGTCGATTTTTATGATAATGTCCTTTCGATCGCCGATGCCTCTATTGCACCTCCAACCGAAGTAGTTGGTGCTAGATATATACTTGATGCTTCAGTTCCTGTACACGCAGATTGGGATGGTGCTGTTTCTCAAAATATTGTTGATTTTAACGGATCGGCATGGATAGCTACAACACCCTCGTCAGGTGGTTTTATCTATGTAGATGATGTAACCATACTCTATGTCTTTACAGGTGCATTATGGGAGCCTATAACAGCGGCAATCCCTGATGCAACGACAACGACTAAAGGTCTTGTTTCAGTCGATGCTTATGATTTTAACATCGCTTCTGGGGCTTTATCACAACGCCCTGGTTCTGCTGTATATTTCGTAGGGAAGTGGGGTAACGACTCTGCTGACGGTTTAACGTATAGCAGCGCAAAACTTACGCTACAATCTGCTGTGACTGCTGCACCTGCTAACGCTAGTATTCTTATTTATCCTGGAACGTTTGCGGAGACGGTAACTCATACGGCAAACAATATCACAGTAATCGGGATGGGAAAACCTAACACTGTTATCATAACACAAGCCGATGCTAATGTCGTTGACTTCTCTACATTTACTGGAATCCAATACAAGAATGTTACAGTGCAATGTACCGCTGCGACAACGGCGATAAATACGGTTCAGGGTACTTCTGGAAACTGTGCTTTCAAAGAATGTATAGCGAAAATGATTTGTGCTACCGATATTGCTTCTATTGCTCAGCCTGCTATAGGAGCGGTTGTTGATCCTGGGGGAGCGACTGCGGGATCAATAAGGATCATACTAGGTAAAACAGTATATAATCATACAGGAAACGGCGGTGCAAGTGCCAATAAAGGGGCGTTTAGGGTTGATGATGGCGGTTTCATTGAACTAGGTTTCATAAAAGGCGGAACGATCGACAATAGCGGAACAGCTCTTGTTACTTCTGTCGGCGTTGACACTTCCTCTACAGGATATTTCAAACTTTATGAGAATGATATTACAGTTAATGATCCTGATGCAACGGTAGTTGCAGGGCTTGCGTATCTCGGTGGAACGGGTATCGACCATGAATACCGCAGAAATAATATTCATGTAAATGTCGGTGCTTCTAATATTGGATACGGTCTTTTTACTGCCGACACGGCATCAGTAACACGTTCATATTTCAATCACATTCATGTAGCGGATACTGGCGGAACAAGCAAAGGTTTCATGGTTGGGGTTGGAGCTAAAATTGTTTCTCAAATTGACGATATTATTGCTGATGATGGGGATACAATAAACGGAACATTCGTACATGTTAATTCTCCTTCCGATGGCGATTGGTCGATATCAGGAGCCTTGTCGTTAGGGACGGATTTAGCACCGGAATATGGCGGTGCGATGGCGTGGTCGACAATAACAGGAGCGACGGCAGGCGAGGTAGGACACGGCTATATATGCGATCATGCAGTAACTAGGGTAGTAGTAACACTTCCTGCTGTGTCAGTAGTTGGGAATGTTATAAGAATTACAGGAATCGGAATTGCTGGCTGGCAATTATCTCAAAATGCTTTACAACAAGTATTTATGGATTCCTCATCAACTACGATCGGTGTAGGTGGATCTTTGCAAAGCACAGCAACTCGTGATAGTATCGAGCTTGTTTGTTTTGAGAACAATTTGGCTTGGCAAATATTATCAAGTATTGGAAACATTACAGTAAGTTAAAAAAACTTAAGGAGAATAAGTTATGGCAACGATGAATAGTATTGGCACTCAAATGCCGATAGAAGTGGCAAAGGGTGGTCTTGGAACTACAACTTTAACAGTACACGGTGTCGTTATTGGTAATGGAACAGATGCAGCAAATATTACAGCAGCAGGCACAGCAACACAATTATTACAATCAGGTGGTGCTGGTGGAGACCCAGTATGGTCAACATTTACCATGCCAGGAACTTTTGCTCAAGGCGATATTATTTTTGCTAGTGCAGCAAACACAGTCATAGCTCTAGCAAAAAGCACGGATGCTACTAGATATCTTTCAAACACTGGTGCAGATAATAACGTTGCATGGTCGCAAATTGCTCTTGCAACAGGTGTGACTGGAACGCTTCCAAAAGCCAATGGTGGTACAGGAATAACTACTGCTCCTACCGATGGACAGATGTTAATAGGTGAAACTGCTACTGGTACTTGGGCTGTTGGTACGATTACGGCTGGTGCTGGTATCGGCGTTGTAAATGGTGCTAATTCAATTACGGTTTCCGTTACTGGTTCAGGTATGACATGGAGCGAGGTTACCTCTGATACTCAGGGTGCGATTGCAAATGGTTATATCTGTAACCATGCTGCTACTCCTATTGCTATCACATTACCTGCTACTGCTGCTTTGGGTTCTATAATTCAAATCGTAGGAAAAGGGGCTGCTGCTTGGTCACTAGCCCTCAACGCTTTGGGTCAAGTTTTTGTTGGCTCGGCTTCTACGACAATCGGTGTTGGCGGTTCACTGACCTCGACAGCTGTTGGTGACTGTATAGAGCTTGTCTGCATTGAGGAAAATAATTTATGGCGTGTTAACGCAATGATTGGCAATATTACAGTTGTTTAATATTTGCTCAAAATAGGTTATAAGTATATAATGGCAACCTTAATTAACCATAATTTAAGGTTGCCATGGATACTAGAATTTGTAGAATATGTAGAATAGAAAAACCCTTAGAGGCTTTTAGTAAAAATAATAAATGCAAACTTGGAAGAGTTGGAACTTGCAAACAGTGTTATAATGATAGATATCGAAAGATACCGCTATCACCAAAAGGGATGCAATATTGCCGAAAATGTAATATTCGCAAGAAGTTAGAAGAGTTTGAAAAAAGTGCCTCTTGCACAAGCGGATATAAATATCGTTGCAAGGAGTGTAGGAACAAGTTATATGTTAAAAAAGGCCGAGCAGAATATAATGCAGGATGGTTTAAAGATGGACATCCCCGTATAGATGGAAGCGGAAGTTTTAAAAAGGGGATACAAAATAATCCTAATGGTGGTTTTAAAAAAGGGCATAAACCTCATAGTTATATAGATGGAAAAACCAATGAACGATACTCTGTAGTAAATACAAAAAGATACGGAAAGTTAAGATTAAAAGTTTTAGCGAGAGACTTGTACAGATGCCAAAGATGTTTAAAGAAAAGCAGTACAGGAAACAAGAACTTACAAAGCTTGCAGAAATAAAAGTTTAAGGGGAAATAATGGTTACCGCGAATTCAATAAATAAAACTATAAAAGATGGTGGAACTCTTGATGGTACAGCCCTTGGAGTTACAACGCCAGCCGCAGGACATTTTACTACTGCAACTGCAACTTCTTTTGATGGTGCATATTCTGTATCAGTTCCTGGAGGTTGGGTGTCTAACCTTAAAATGACATTATCTGCTGGTGTTCTAACATTTACAGGTGCCAACGGATCGGCTTTGTCAGCATCCAACCCAGCTTATGCTATTATGCAGAGCAAATCCGCTCCTGGTGCTTTAAAAAAATATACTATTACAGATGATATGGAACTTACTGTTTCGGATATGACAGGTAATAGGATGGGTTTTACGGCAGGGATAGCGGTAACAACTGATTTCCCTCTTTTTGCATATATTGTCTGTAATGATGATGAAACAAACATTGTTGCAATGGTAAGTCGATTAGCTGCAAGACCTAAAAGCTGTGTTCTTGCTCAAATAGGTGCGCCAGATGATGCCGTAGCAACAGGCCAGCAGGGATTCTTTTGTTTCAAAAATATTGATGAAACGCTTTATGACGAAAACCCTGCTCTTATGATAGGATCATGCCTTGCAACTATAGATGCTGCCAATGCTTATACCATTACAGATTTAACAATAGAGGATGGTATCGGACGTTTTCAGCAGTTTAAAGAGTTTGGTATACCTCAAGGTCAATTCGGATCAGCAACAGCAGTAGGTTATATCTGGGATAATACTGGAACAGCTCCTAGTTGGTCTTTATCGAATTATCTTTACTCTATTAATGCTTTTACAGGTGAAATAAAACTTAGAATATACTTATACGGTGATGGTGGTACTGACGGTGCTGGTGCTGTAACATCACGACTTGTAATACCTTTTTCAGCTTTGGTATATTCTGGTGGTGGTTCTGGTCATAAACTTGGTTCTGGAACAATAAATTATGCTGGTGGGGTATTATCCTCTTTTCAATTTAATCTAAATGATAACTTGAATTATGCTAATATAACGTCAATTGCGAAAAATGGAAGTGTTCAAAACTCCGATTTTTCTAGCGGTGGAAGAATTCTTACAGGAGAGGTAACGTACCATCCAGATCCATCAACTTAATATAGAGGGGCTATTATGGAAAAAAATGAAGCGTTAGATAATATACGCAATTCTTTTAAATTTGATCAGATTTTTAATATGTCTGATGTTGTTGAAGCTGTGCTTACAAATAATGTTGAGGGATTAGAAGAAATGCGTCTTTTTTTAGCTAGCCAGAAGAATAAAAAGGCTGATATTGAAAAATTAATAATTGAAAGTAATGATGAAACCGTTAAAGCAATAGTTGGTTCTTTTAAGCGTGACGTCTATTGAATAGAAAAAAAATAAAGTGTAGGAACTAAAAAATGGCTAAAGGCTGGAACAATGACGATTTTAATGTTGTCGGGACATCGACTGCTGCAACGAATGTTACTAATCTAACATATTGCTCGCATCAACAAACGGCATTAACCACCGATCCACAGGACATAGATTTCACTTTGCCGATTGATAAAGGCAACTATTTAATAAGCATCGGCGGTCAAACAGGTGGCGCTACTTGGTCAGCTTGTGAATATACTTTTTTAGCAACGACCTGGGGTGGTTTTATCAAAACAGCAAAGCCACCAAAAATTACACAGCTTTCGGCACATTATGTAGACAACGCAGCAACGTTGAGACTTACTGCAACAACAATATCCGGAACTAACACAGTACGATTTAATGTTACTGGAAAAATAGCTGGTGGATCGAATTTAATAGATATCTATTGCCAGTGTATCGGTAAAATGGTTATATCTTAAGAGGGAGATTCTTATCATGAAACTATATGAATTTGGACTTGTGATAGTTTTAATAGTGTTAGCATTAACCATCTGTGGTTCTTTAGCACATAAATTTTCTGATGAAGAGCATCATACAGGTATCGAAGAATACAGAGGGCACGACGATGTTCCAGAGGAGTTTTGCCAAGATGTCATTGAGGTTTTGACTGGCGAACAAAAAGATTTAACGCCAGAATCGCCAGAAAAATAATGAGGTAATGAGATGTTTAGTATATTAGCATTTTGTAATTGTTATGTGTTGAAACAAATTCTGATTGTGATTATTTGCATCGCTATTGTTATTATATTGTGCTATGTTATATTAGCATTTAAATACATATATAGAAGAATTAAAAAGCGGATAGCATTAAAAATGTATTTAAGATATAAAAAACATAACTCAGAATCATCAAGGCGTCGGTCTGGCGAAACGCAAAAGAGATAACGGAAATAAAAAAGGATACCCGAACTTGGAACGGATATCCCCCAACCGATTATTTATCTCTAACACTATAAATCATGATTCCAATAACAGCAAATATAAATCATTTTACTCTTAACTTTTAGTTGTTTTATTTAGCAGTTCAATTTTAACCGATTCCTCGGTTTTTTCAAACTTCCACTTTCCCCAGCCAGGTGCAAGCACGGCTTCTAGCACCTCTATCTTCTCGCGTTGCTCATGTATTATTTTAACAAGGTCGCACTTGTTTAGCAGGGCTAGGTTATATTTCTCTTTCTCTTTCTCTTTCTCTTTCTCTTTTATCATCCTTAAAGTCCCGACAATAAATTAAGGCCATTCATTTTGTCACCATAAAATCTTTACATTTTAATTTAAACTTTACAGGAGTGCCATCACGAAACAGCATCATCGGAAACGCTCTGGCTACGACGCCTTCCATTTGGCACTGGCTAATCTTCGCGAACTCTGATAGTGGAGATGATGGCGAGTCTTTGGAGCCTTTGACGTATTCGATTATTTCCTCTTCCTCCCATAGCTTTGAGTAGTCACCTTTGGGTGCTATTACTGTAGCGCAAGGAATATCTAATTTGTTCGCCATGTCCATTACGGTTCCATAATCCATCCACCACCTTCGTCCGATTACGACATCGAATAGGCAGAAACGTTGTTCAGCAGAATAATAGCCACCGTTTTGAATTTTAGCACCGTATCCTTCTCCGTAGAGTATTATTTCCTCGGAGTCAGGAAAGGTTTCCTCTATACGTTCGCTGGTGAAATGTCCTTGGAGATATTCGAGCAACTTCGGTGGAAGCATAGCGGCATCGGTACGCCCAGCAAATTTTATTTGCCATATCATACGTGGGCAAGGTCGCGAACACATGACTCTTAGGTTACATCCGTCGATTTTTTCTGTCAAAATCCAGCGTTTTACATTCGAAAACTCATCGCAAGAATATTCCTCGGTGAAACGATGACGGTTAGCCTTTTGATCGGGCGTCCATTTTTTTATTTGTTCTGGCGTACAGCAAGCACCCTCCCTTTTGAAAAGGCTTTGTATTTTTGGATAACGCATTATTACTCCTTAACTTTACTATCCCAAGCTTCTTTCTACCATTTCTGAGAAGAAGCATCATTTTGTTAATTATTTTCAATCACACCATCTAAATTTGCACCAGGAAACCATTGACATGCTTTAATCATAATAGGTTTTTTTCTATATTCCCTAATTTTACAAATACTATTGGAATTAATTTCACTCATCTTCTACCCCCTATGTTTTACGACCTTTGTTCTATATATGTTTTCATTAAGATACCCCCTTCAGTTCTATAGATGCGTTCGCCGTCATAACGCACTCTCTTAGCTTCCTGATAGCTGCTCTTTGGTCGGCGCATGGCGGCGTATGATGTTCGATAATCCTTGCTAATTCTTTCGATTTCTCTCTTATCTTTTGATAACTCTCGATATCACTTTCACTTGCACAGTGATATGTAAATATATTATCAAATCTATCTTTTGCAACCGCTTTATCTATAAATTTTCCATAATCACTCATCGTTCGCCATCCTTGATGTTATATTTCAACCGACCACGAAGCGGTGCGAACTGTTGAGACAATAGCCTGTTGCGCTCAAAAGCCTCGGCGAATTCCCTAAGCAATTCCTGGGCGTTAGGGAGACCTTTACGCAATGCTTTGGCATAAGACCTGCCTAGTGCGAAACTCTTCTGATATGCGGCATCTAAGACAGTCTGTGGATCAACTGCGTAGCGTTCGTTGTCTAAAGCAGCACCATACCAGTGATTATATGCTGGGTAACTATTTGTTGGATTCATATTATTTTCTCCTAAGTTTAAGTTTTCAACTATGTCATTAATTTTCTTATCAACTGTTGTTACTGTTATCGAGCGGTTGTGGGTTCTCAAATCTGCTATTTGTTCGGGCGTAAAACCTTCCAGTAAATCATATTTTGCGGAACATCGTGTTAATGGTCTAGGCGGTTGCATGTTAGTCATCCTCATCTAATATACTGTATAGTTCGCCTATCGTCTTTAACAAGACCTCAGAACTGAACCCTTCTTCAATAGAAGCCGTTACTAATATTTCTATTAAAGCCATCGTGCCTATAAAAGGATCTACTTTATTAATATCAAAGCATTCCAATATAAGATGGGTGGCTATCTCTTTTTGTTTTAACTTTTCTTCTTCTTCTTCTTTTGTAAATTTACTCATATTCTGCCTCCTGGAATTCGTAATGCTTTATGTCGTTCAACTCTTTTTGATATCCTTTTTCCATCTTTTCAGACAAATATGTATCAAACTTAGCTGCTATCGCAAGAGATTTCAATCTCCCGGCTAATCGAATTGCACCAAAAGATTCCATGGTTTCGTGCATTTCTGTTTCCTTATCTTCACGCCACAATTTTAATAATCTAATAAATTCTTTATTTTCTTCTTTATCCATTTATTTCTTTTTTTTTACTTTTACAAGATCGGGAAAATATTTCAATTCCCCATCGTCTCCCATTTCGGTCTTGCAGTTTTCGTAGTCGCAAATATAATCATCGCCGTTGATTTTACAACCGCCATAATGTCTGGATACTGCTAGTTGAGAATTAATCCAGTAGTCGAATGGTATTCTGTCGTTTTTATCCATTTTAATCTATTTCCCTATCTTGAGATTTTTAAAGATTCTCCTTTTCTGTCATTAAGAATTTGCTTAAAAGTTTCGATGTCAAAATTTGCTTGTTCGTATGAAGTATTTTCTGCGAATGATATTCTTGTTCCGTTTAGCAGAGTTATTGACACCATTGAGGACATCAAAAAGTCAATCTCAATTGTATTACCAGCCTCAGCAACCTCTTTTTTTTCTGGTTTCTGTTTGTCTGATTTAGGAACTTTTTTTATTTTTTTATCAAGGTTTTTTATTTTTTTCTTAGCCATTTTTATCCCTTATAATTGATGTTAAACATGTTTATGATAATTGTGATAATTTTCATTCTTGTTGTGCCTAGTGTAACATTTTTCATAAATATTTACAAATAATATTGCTGTTTTTTTGGTATGGAGATTGTAAAGCCAGAAAGTCGGCGTATGCAAGAATCATGCCAAGTTGAATGTAAAGCAGGTTTTACATTGAAGATTGTAAAGCCAGAAAGGCTATCGGTTGTAAAGCCAGAAATATGAGGTTGTAAAGCCAGAAATATGAGGTTGTAAAGCCAGAAATATGAGGTTGTAAAGCCAGAAATATGTTGTATGCAAGAATCATGCCAACTTTTGAAAAAAGGAAAAGTATTTTTTTATTCTTTTTGCTTTAGTTAAAATGCTGTCTAGGGTATGCTCTTAGAAAGAAAAAACCCCTTCTTGCAGAAGGGGTTTTAACAAACTTAAACACAACGGGATAAAATGTACGAGCAAGTAACAATATACCGAGTTATGCTTTTTCTGAACAACGGAAAAATCAAATACTTACGTATCTTTTGTTATAAACTTCGTATATCTTACCCTTACCTTGTGTTTATTTGCAACAAAAAAGATTGTTAAAGTAATAAATATCAATAACAAGGGAAATATCATGGCATATATTCAAAGCGAAGAACATCTTAAAAACATCATAAATAAAGTAATCAAAGAAAATAGTGACATTATAGACGAAGAGAAACTTATTACATTAGAAATGTATTATGAACTTCGTAGTCTACAACTACTTGATGCCTTCTCGTGGGAGATAAGAACGAACCCTTTACTTTTACATGAAAATGAATATTTTGCTTGGAGAAAAGAAAAAAGTATTTCCAGCGGGGTTACATATTCTTTTGTCGACAAAAGGCTAACAAAAGATTTTTTAGACAAATTAAATGATCTTCATGATTTATCTGGAATATATGCATTCTATAATAAAGATGATATATGTTTATATTTAGGTGTTAGTATCACGTTAGGTGAAAGGATATTTAGCAGTTTTAAAGAGAGATTTAAAAATTATGATAAAGAAATATATTTAAGATATTTTGTAACAAAAACACGTTCTGATGCTCATGTTTTAGAGAGTGTTGCCATATCAATTTTAAAGCCTGTTTTCAACACAACAGGCAAATATAATGATGAGCTTACGCTGGATATAAAACTACCTGAATTTTCGTACAAAATTTGTTGTACTGGTGAGAAGGAGGAACAGCAATGACTATTTTCGCTCCTCCGAATTATACACAGAACCCAAACATAATAATCGATGAGTTTATGGCAGTGCTTTCTGGTGCTGAATTTAAGTGTTTTTCCCTCATTATAAGAGAAACATTAGGCTATCATAGAAAATCAGCCTCACTGCCCATCAAATACTTTATGAAGCGTTGCTCACTTTCTAATACGGGCGTTATTAATTCCGTAGAATCGTTGGAGATGCAAGGGCTTGTTGATGTTGCGCGTTTTGATGATCACATAACTCCTAATAGATATACGATAGATATTAGAGAACCAAAGTTAGAAGATTACGAAGATAAGCCTAAAAAGACAGATTGTGGGGTAGTGAACTCAGTTCATAGGGGTAGTGAACTCAGTTCACCTGGGGTAGTGAACTCAGTTCACACTCTTAAAGAAAGGAAAGAAAGTATAAAGAAAACTAATACTAGCCTTCCC